TTGAATCATTGCCAAACCTTCTTGTTGGCTAAATTCAAGCAACATATCATCCACAACATTTGATTCTAAGCCATCAATGTCATCCAAAGCCGCAGTACGGATTGGGAACTGAACATTCAAGTCTTGAAGAACTGTTTGCCAAATAACTGTGTTTTCAGTTGTTGGTGCGCCGTTGTTTTGAATTGCATAGCCCCATTGAGCACCAGCGTTACCAGTTTTTGCACGGAACTGATAGACAGAGCCATCAGTTGTTACATTACGGGAAACACCACGCAAAGGGTTCATCAAACGCAATTTGTGGAATACAGGATCGTAGGCAGTACGACCACCAACATTGTAACCGCCGCCGTAACCAGCAGGATTACCAATTTGTGAACCATCTTCCTTCAAATATGCTTGATATTCAGATTCATCAGCAAACATTTCAAACTCTTTGCCGCCTAAAGAACCTTTTTTAACCATCTTTTTGAGTTGCTCAGTAACCTTGCGATTTACATCAACCTTAACAGATTTAGCTTCTGGGCGGATGATTGCTGGAACTTGAATTGCAGAAATTTTAGCTTCTAAAGCAACAACTTGCTCAGACATTTCAGCTTTAACAGCTTCAACGGCGGCAACTGTTTCAGCCTTAACTTCTTCAATTTTTGCTACGCTTGATGCTTCGATTAAATCGAGCTTTTCGATAATTTTATCGGACATAATATTTCCTTTAAATGCGTTTAGATAATAGCTTCAAAAGTTCTCTTTCCTCTAAGGCTTTGAGAATTTCATCAGCTTCATTGACCACCGCTTCCAACTCACTTGGTTGTGGGGCTACCTCAGTAATTGCTTCTGGTTCAACTTCACGCTGTTCCAAAACTTTTTTGAGGATTGAAGATGCGGTGGTCGCATCTTTACGGGAAAGTCCAGCATCACGCAAGGCTTTTTCGATTAGGCGGGGATTTGCTTTGCCTTCTGCATCAAAATATTCTAACTTTTGAATTTCAGCAGTAGGATTATTTGGATACATGACTACAGAAACTTCACGCAAACCACCTTTAGTAATTTGAAAGTAAGCATCTCCGTCATCTTCTGCAACGGGATTGCCTTCTTCATCAACCATACACGCTTCGTCTGCGTAAGCACCTACAGATACGCCGCCAAACAAAGCTGGAGAATTTTTAAGAACTTCGTATAAATCAGAACCAGCAGAAGTGTTCATAAACAACTCGCCTTTACCAATCATGCCTTTTTTGTCAAATGCAAACTCGGTCCATTGACCTACAGGCATACCCATGTCGTTATGATTGAGAAACATTGGCAATGGTTTGCCAGATGCGGCGAACTCATTTGCCCAATCCATAAAACCTTCTGGTTGGTAATTAAATTTGCGACCATCAGCACCTTCACGGGCATCCCAAGAAGTTACACGGGCTTCAATCTTTCCGCTTGGTAACTTGTCTTTTGAGGATTGGTTTAGGCTTAACTTTGCTTCGCAAATTAGATTTAGAATCTGATTCATTGACTATCCCATTCTTAATAGATTGATTATCGTCTGTTATTTTATATTGGGATTTTGTCTTTGTTGGAAGTTTAACATTATTTTTAATTAACTGATAACCAAAAATACCAACAATTTTGTTAATTGTGTTCATTTAGGTCTTTCCTATGTTCATCTTTTTAGTTTGATTTCCACCGCCGCCGCCAGTATCTTGTGGCGAACTGCCTGGCAATGGCTCTACTTTAGCAGTCTTTTGACCAACTGGCACATCTGTAGAAGTAATTGCGGCAGTATTTACTGATAATAAATCATCTGCGCCATCAACTGTTGGCATATTCATGTATTCACGAGCTTCATTAGGGGTCATAATGCCGCCAGCAACACCAGCATTTACAAAATTCATCTGGTCTAAAGCCGCACCTTTTAAGAAATCTTTTGTATCAAAGCGAATTTGTAAATTTGGATAACCTTTTAATAAACCCATTTTCCATTTTTGCTCAATCGCAATAATCATTGGGTACATAGTTGTTTTATAAAATTCGTCTAATAATGTTTGCGTATTATTAAATTTACCAATATCTAAACCTAACATTTGCGGTGGAACGCCAAATAAAGCACAAATACGCTTAGTTGTTTGTTCTTTTAATCTAGCGCAATCAGCATCTTGAAGTGTAAGCATGGCTAATGGTTGATATTTCATACCTTGGTCTAACAACATACCTTGACCTGGCTTAGATAAGTCTGTTGGGCGACTTCCTGTCATAGATGCCCATGCTTCTTTCAGTCTAGCGGCAATTTCCTTATATTTGCCATCTGGAATAACCTGATCGGTAACAAACATACCTGATGGTTTTGCGCCATTTTGCATTACATAGTTGGCATATAGGTCAATATCTTGATCCAACGCCACTAATTCAGTAGCCAAGATACCTTTGTTAAAACCAGCAGAACCTTGCCATGCGGCTTCTGAAATATGGATTACTTGATGTGCATCTAATGGTTCATCACGATTAAATCCGTAGGATGGAGTAGATAACCGATAAGTAGGGTATCTAGCTGGATTCATTTGTGTAGTAATCAGGGTTGAATCTAAGTTATATAGCTCAATCGGGGTCTGATTAGCATCTTTTTGATCTTTGCGAAATAATAAAGTAAAGGTTTCGCCAGATAACAAATACCACATACACCATTGATACCAAAACTCATACTGGCTTTGAAAGTTATTAGGAGTTTGTAGCAAATTTAATACTTGTTTAGCTTTGACCTTATCACGGCTACCAACTTTATCGGATTGAATAGCATTAACAAAGTTTCCTTGCTCATCTTTACAAACTACTGCAATGCTACATTGAGCTAATGCCCTAGCAATAACACCTACGCAACTCATAATGGTTGAATTGCGGGTTAATACTGACATATCCACAATACGACCAGCGTTTGTGGTAGATGATGTAGTTACATAAAGTAGCTGAAAATTTGCGCCGCCTTTGCCGTCTTGGGTCTGGCGAACAATTTGATTGCCTAATTGGGTCTGTCCAAAAAGGGTATTATTCTCTTTTTGAATGGTTTTTTTCTTGCTGAATATATCTAAAATACCCATAATAAGCCCTCAGTTTCCGATTATTTTACATCAAAAACTTCTGAATCCAAATGAATTTGATGTAAATGGATTATCTAAAGCGCAATGAAACGCAATAATCATGGCAATAATACCATCAACTTTATGAGCTTTGTCAGCTTCATTCTTTCTAACCTTAATGTTACCATTCACATCGGTAAAGACTTCACAGCCACCTAATTGCCATCCTACAAATGGATTGCCATCGTGTTTAATGTTTTTTCCTAAAATCATTTTTTCAACGAACTTAGAAGGATTATTTAAAACTGCCATTCCCTGACCCACTTTTTTTACAGGAATCCCAGAATCATGCAAACGAGCAACCAAACTAGCCGCATTATAAGCATCATAGCCTACCTCTTTTACATTATATTTTTCGGCTTGCATCTTGATAAATTCACTAATTTCCCGATCATCCATGACATTACCCTCAGTCAGCTTGAGGATGCCAGAATCTATAGCGCACCTAAAAACATCTTGGTAATGCTTGGGGATTAATTCAAAGCCTTCTTCTGGTAAAAAAAACTGCCAACTTGCTTCAAAGTCATCTTCGGCAAAACGCTTTAATGTGCAAACTGCGTTCAAATCCCTAGTTGCCGCCAAGTCAAATCCAATAAATACATCATCGGAATGGCGTTCTTCTGTAATTAGGCACTCTGGCGCATCCCAGTAAGATCGGTCTATCCAAGCAGAGTTGGCACTAACAAAGATGTTAAGGGTCTTACATAAAAACTCATTAAGAGTTGCTGGCTTATGTTTGGCTTCTTCTGCTCTATCTTTAATAGCATCGTCAAATACGCTAATGCCGTGCATTGGATTAGCCTTTGCCCAGTTCACAGGGTCTTTCCAGTCGTCTGCTAAATCCAATCCATAAAGTAAACCAAACCACCTAGGGTTATCCCCTATATCTCCATTAAGGATGGATTCCATCATATCCATATCTTCATAGAACTTGGTATCTTTAGTAAAGCTGGCGGTAGTAATGTAAACCCGCAAAGGATTACTTCTGGCAACCATTCCTGAATGTAAAACCTCTATGGAATTGCGATCTACGATAGCACTAGCTTCATCCACAATAACGCAACTAGGATTTTTACAATCGCCTGTCTTTTTGGTATCACGGCTTAGAGCCTTAAACATTGACTGACTATCGCCAGCCTTTTTAATCTCATACTTGCTGACATTAAATTGATTTGCCAGTTCAGAATCCATGTTTTCAATAAACCCTTTTGCGGCATCAAAAACAATAGATGCTTGTTCCCTGTTAGTAGCTAGGGTAAAGACTTCTGAACCAGCTTCTCCACATAGTAGCTCATATAAGCCAATAATAGATGTTAGTGTGGATTTACCAGCTTTACGGGGAATAAATAAGATAACATCCCGCACCATTCTATCGGCATGGTTCTTTTTAGACCTAAAGCCATAAATGGCGCAGATAAACAAAATTTGAAATGGCTCAAGAATTACGGGTTTACCCGCATCAGGTCCTTTAGTATGTTTCAGGGTAGATGCAAAACGCAATACATGGTCTGGGTAATCTGGATCAAATTCCCATTCCCATTCTTTGTTTTCAAGAAAATTCAAGAAACGCTGGCAAGCCAGTTTTACATTGCGGCAGACATTGATTTCGCCTTTGGCTACTTGCACCGCATACAGAACCCCATCTTGCCAATCCATCAACCTTTTGGTCCTCTCAAGAATTTGGCAACTTGAGTGTTTTCTTGGGTTTTGCCAGAGTTTAGTCGGCTTCTAGGGGTAAGCCCTAATTCGTTCATTAATAGAATAATCTTGGCTAATGTCTTTTCCCTAATCGTTACATGAGGGTTAGGACCAACAGTTTTGCCATCATTATATTCTGCAATAATTCCTTCTCTTGCAATACCTTCATTACACTTAATGTAAAGATCAATTTGGTCTGCCAGCATAGTAATGGTGTGCTTGTCTTGATCGTTTCCGATTCCATAGGTTACATACAGAAAGTCGGCGGTTTCCAAAATGAACTGTCGCTTATTCCAGGCATCAGGGTTGTCCAACCACTCGGCGGGTGGAATCCTCTTGCGTATTGATTCGGGAAGAAGAACGCCTTGGTTCTCTCCCTTAGTTCCTTGAACAATGTGTAACTCTGGCGGTAGTTTATTTTGCATTTTTTGCTCCTTTTGTTGCTATATTACAACACCCCCCTCTGAAAAGTCCTTTTGCAGAAAATTGGG